GGCCACCATGTACCGACGACCGAGCCGAGCATTGGTGATGTACTCCCGCGTGGCGGTCAGCGCTGGCTTGCCTGGCACGATACGCTCCTCGGACCGTGGATGCCAGAGGTGGTACACGTCACCCTTGATGCGCTCATGCCCGTACAGCCCAGCGATGACAGACTGGAAGGCCATGTCCTCGAATCCCCAACCCTTGAAGCGCTCATCGAATCCACCGAGGTCATCGAACACCGCACGAGGGACAGCGCAGCAGCAACTCCAGCTGATGGGATTCGTTCGCTCGACGATGAGGTCCATGTCCTCCGTATCGACCTCTGGGCCGAAGTCCTGCGACTGGTCACCTCGCCGACCATCATCGATGATTCGGATGGCCGCATCCTCGCGGATACCACGCCAGCGCTTGTGCGCCCACGTCGTGCGACCCGTCTTGTGTGCCGTGGCGATGGCCGCACGGAACTGGCTCATCTTGACAAAGATGTCGCTGTCGATGACCACGCCCACATCCCAGTCGCCTGCGAGGTCAGCCGCGCGATTGACCGCCATGCTGCGATTGAATGGACCCTCGGCGTGGTGACCCTCGAAGATGGGGACATCCGGAGCGTAGCGCTCCCAGCGTCGCTTGCACCAAGCCCAGACTCGGTCCCGATGGCCATGGTCCGCCCGACGGGGGACCAGCAGGACTGCCTTCAATGCATCGCCTCCAGCATTGCTTGCACCTTGGCGGCATCAGCCTCGAGGCCACCATTCTCGACCCACGCATTGAAGCCATCATGGTCGGCTTTGGCACGTTCTGGCTGGAACACGCTGTCGTAGGTCTCATCCCATTCGGCCTTGCCGACGCCAGGATGCATGTGTTCGACCACCACGTTCGGGATGAAGCGCAGAATGCCCAGCTTCTGGCCCAATCGCTTCCAGCCATCATCCGCCCACTGATGCGTGGTGGCGGGCAGGGCCAGCCAGCCCAGTGCCTGGTAGATGACCGTGGACATCCAGACAGCACTCGGATGATTGCGACCATGGATGCGGTCATCGCCGTAGGCGATTCCTGGATTCGCCAGCGTCTGCGTCACCTTCCGGTCCCAGCCTGAGGTGCGGAAGATGACGTCGTCGCCGAAGGCACCGATGATGCTGTGCTCCGAGGCGACCTCACTGGCGATGGCATTCAGGCTGCCGGTGTAGCCGAGGCGGATGGCTAGCACACGCACCGCCATGTTCGAGTCCAGGTAGTCCTGCAGCGTCGGGTCATCCGCATCGACGAGCATCAACACTTCGGTCGAGGACAGGCGCGCATTCTTCATGGCACTGTCGTACATGACCTGCGCGCGACCCGGTCGGCCACGACTCGGTACGAGGACAATCATCCCTTGATGACGACGCGACTACGCATGTCCTGCTTCACTTCGGCCTCCGGTTCGAACTCCGACAGCTGGCTGCGGAGATGCGTGCTCGACTGACCCATCGTCCGTGGCACGTAGGCAATCTGCAGGAGCCTCTCATCGAGCCACGCCTGCGTCAGGCCCAGCTGCCCGAGGTAGTCGCGACCATACCAGTCGTCGCCGATGGCGATGATGTCCGGCATGGCCAGCTCTATGGATGGCCTGCTGTCGGCTCCACCGATGTTCGGCACCACCACGTCCACGTAGCGGCAGGCTTCCAGGACCAGCGCACGTTCGCCATAGGACTGGATGGGACGATGACCCTTGTACGCCTCGACGAACTCGTCGGTGTTCAGGCCCACCCAGACCCTGCCACTCGGGCCTGCCATGTCCCGACAGGCCTTCAGCAGCTGCACGTGGCCCCAATGGAACAGGTCGAACGTGCCGCCAGTGTAGATTACGCGCTCAGCCACTGCTCAAGCTCCTCAGCAGCCCGCTGTGCTGCGCCGGAACGATAGGCGTAGGCCACGTCCAAGGCTGCCTCTCGCGCTACCTGATGCGGTTGGTCATCCATGAGTGCTCTAAGGATAGCCGAGGACAAGTCGGCTGGGTCGTCGCACTGCACGCCGACGTTGGCTGCCGACCAGAAGCGCAGCCCATGTTCCACGGTGCGTCGGTACCAAGGCGCATTGAGTACCACCACTGGCCTTCCCGTCGATGCGAACTCGTACAGGGTCGAGCTGTTGTCGCAGGCGTAGACGTCGGCCTGTCGCATGACGTCCGGGAACTCTTCGACGACCGGGATGCCCGCACGCGCGTAGTAGTTCTTCATGCTGCCGAGGCAGCGCGGATGCCCATGCCCAATGACGGCGAATGCCTTGGGCAGTGCGGACACCGCAGCATAGTAGTACTGGAACGTGCCACGCAGTTCGGGTGCCAGCATCGCGCCATTCCAGTGGAAGCTGACCGCGACGACTGGGTCGAAGGCAGGCGACAGGAACTCCCGGCCGGGCAGCGTATCCAGCTTCGGACTGCCGACCACAGCTACTCGGGCATCGGGGTAATACGTGCGCCATTCCTGCGCAGATGTGCTGTTGGGAACCAAGAACAGGCCAACGTCGGCTCGGTCCGCCCCACCCGCGTAGGATGGATGGCGATTGGCGACTCCTGCCGCGCCATTGTAGGACTGGCCGATGCCATGCTCGAGGAAGGCGAAGCGTCGATAGCCGAGGCGTCGTCCGACCTTGATGTCCCCGATGCTCGCGACCAGTGCCGTGGGACCCGGTCCTGGGTTCGGTGGTCGCTGCGGATTGCGTCGGAGCTGCATCCCACTGATGGGTTCGGCCTCGATGCCATGCGCCTGCGCGCGCGTGACCAGTGAGGTGTCCACCTTGAAGGCACCCTTGTCCTTCAGGGTGTGCCAGACGGGAGCAAGATGGTCGAGGAAGTGACCCTCGAATGCCAGCGCGTCGAGCGTCACGTCAGGGCTGGAGTTGGCACGATGCGCCGAGCCTCCCGCGTCATTGATGGCGAGGACGTCGTAGCGGTCGCCATCGAAGAGAATGTAGTCGCCCGAGTGCAGGTCGGTCTGCCGCATGAAGATGCGATGCGTGTACACGACGGGTCCATCCTGCGTCGCACTCAGCTGCTCCTGCCCCGTATTGGGCTGGACGCGCGCCTTGATGGTGCCCAGCGACACAGCTGCCGTGACTGGCTCCGCCCAGTCGCTCGTCTCACCAGTACGGTCGAAGCGGAACACCTCGACCGTATGGCGGAGCAGCGAATCGAAGCTCATGTCAGCTCGTAGACGGTGCGCCAGTTGTCGTAGTACGGAACACCCAGATGCACGCTCTGAGTTGGAGGTCGCTCGGGGATGAGGCTGCTGGCCAGCGAGGCACGATACTGCTCACGACCACCCGGCGTGCCAAGGTTGTAGCTGTAGCTGCCTATCTGCTCGGACTGGTAGCCCGTTGAGACGTCGGTCTCAGTGGCGACGAGGCCGATGAGGACGCGACGCACGCGCTGCTCATCATTCGGCTCGTAGGTGACGAGAACGTGTGGCCCTATCCAGTATGGCGCGAAGGCCGTCGTATCCGTCCGGAGCAGCGCACTGCCCTTCTCGATGATACGATAGTCATCGATGGGCACCAGCGTGATGCCTCCATCCACGATGACCACGCTGCTGGTCGTCCGCGCGAGGTACAGGGGACCACGCTCGATGCCCCATCCGACGAAGAACTGCTCCGTGCGCTCACCGACAAGCTGCCCGATGCGCGCCTCCAACCATGCCTCATTCTCATCGATGATGTCTTGCGCAGCAGCCGCGTCAGTCGGCAACTCGACGTTGCGAGCGCGGACCTCGTCAGGAGTCAGGATACTCATGCAAGGTAGCCGCTGGCCCCACCCAAAGGGGAAGTGGGGCCAGCGGTTCTCCTCCTAGCTTCCGGCGTTGATAAGCACCGCGAAGGGGAAGCTTCCGGTGTCATTCTCGCGACTGACGGGCTGAGCCACGGCGAAGGCCACGCGCATGACCGCGCGCATCGCCACAGCATCCTGCTGCATCAGGTTGAGGACCACGTTGCCGGAATCATCCGAAATCACACCCGAGTCGAACATCTTGAAGGTGATGTCCTGTCGGACGCCCAGGATAGCCATGTTGCGGTCGCCCACGATG